CATCACGCTACCGGGCGGCGTGAGCATCCAGCAGTTCAACCTGATGGAGGCCATCCAGCCCGCGCTCACACCGCTAATGCCCGTGTTCGACATCATCGACACCGTGGTGGCGGTCTTCAATTGCGTGAAGGCCATCCCGGACTCGCTTGGGCCGCCGCCGGACCCCACCGCGCTCGCCGCGTGCATCCCCGAGCTGGCCGAGAAGGTGTCGAAGCTCCTGAAGCTCATCCCGCAGCTCTCCCTGCCGTACACCATCATCGGGATCATCGACCTGGTCATCGACACGCTGAGGCAGGCGCGCGATCAGCTCCTGCACCTGCAGCAGCAGATGCAGCAGATCCTCGGCGCCATCGATCGCGCGACCGAGCTCGAGGACGCGGGCCTCATGGCCATCACGAGCTGCGCGCAGGCAAACGTCGCGACCGAGGCGGCGAACGTCGGCAAGGCGCTCGCGAGCCTCGGCAAGCTCATCGGCATCCTCAACATCTTCCTCGGCATGGTCGGCGCGCCCGAGGTGCCCGATCTCTCGAACCTCGCTGGGCGTCCGCTCGACGAGGTGGTGCCGCCGATCGACGCCATTGTGAAGGCGCTCCAGGACGTGCGCAGCGCCATCCCGGTGCCGTGAGGAGAACGCCATGAGCCGCGAAGCCCAGAACCTCCTCATCCCTTTCCGGCGCGACAAGAAGCGCGACTTCGCCGTGGGGAGCGGCGAGGCGCTGCTCGCGTCGAAGGTCCGCCAAGCCCTGCTCACGGAGGGCGCGACGGCGCGGTCGTCGGGGGAGCTGCCCTGGCGCACCAATTTTGGCGCGGGGCTGGCGCTCCTGCGCCACCAGCGCAACGACGCCGCCCTGAAGGAGCTGGCCCGCGTCTACGTGCGCGACGCCCTCAAGCGCTGGGTCCCGGGCGCCACCCTCGTGAGCCTCGCCGTCGAGCAGGACGGTCCGGCCCTGACGCTGCAGGTGCGCGTCCGCGAGCGCGAGACCAACGCGGCAGTGGCCGTGTCGATCGAGCGGTGAGCCCGTCCCCGAGGGCGGGTTCTCCGGGGCTTTGCCTCCTCGGAGGCATCCCGCCGTGGCCACGCTGCCCGAGTCCGTCGACTACACCGACAAAGACTTCGACGCCCTTCGGGCGCGGCTGATCGCGCTCATCAAGAGCGTGTTCCCGGACTGGACCGACTTCGACGTCGCCAGCTTCGGGAACCTCCTCGTCGAGCTCTACGCCTACGTCGGCGACGTCCTGACCTTCTACCAGGACAACCTCGCCCGCGAGTCACGCCTCGTCACGGCCACGCAGCGCAAGAGCGTCATGGCGCTCGCGAAGATGCTCGGCTACCGGCTCCACGGCGCGCAGGCGGCGACCGCTGAGGTCTGGCTCCAGCTCGCGCGTGTGCCGGTGGCCAGCGTCACCATCCCGGCCGGCTCGGTGCTGCGCACGCAGGAAGTCACCGAGCCGGTGCGCTTCCAGCTCCTCGCTCCTGCGGTCGTCGCGGCTGCCGCCGACCCGCCGCGCGTCCTCGCGCTGGTGGAGAACTCGAAGACGCACACGCAGCTCTTCGATGCGCGCGGGCTCGCCGACCTCGAGCTGCATCTCGACTTCGCCCCGTACCTCGACGACTCGGCCATCGTGGCGACGCCACAGGGTGGGTTCACCGAGGTCGACAGCTTCCTCGACTCGCGCCCGAACGACCGGCACTTCGTCGTCGCTGTCGACCAGAACGACCGAGCAACGCTGCGCTTCGGCAATGGCGTGAGCGGCATGCCGCCGAGCGGCACCGTCTCGGTCACCTACAAGACCGGCGGCGGCAGCGCGGGCAACGTCGACGCCGAGCGCATCGCCGTCATCGAGGGCGCCTTCAAGGACGCGTACGGCAACGCTGTGCAGGTCTCGGTGCGGAACCCGGCACCAGCCTCGGGCGGCGCGGACCGGCAGACCGTCGCGTCGGCGAAGCTGCTCGCGCCCGAGAGCCTGCGCGCGCTGACGAGGACCGTTGCCCGAGAGGACTTCGAGATCAACGCGCGCCGTCTCTCCGGCGTCGCTCGCTCGCTGATGCTCACATCGAACGAGGACCCGACCATCGCAGAGAACACCGGCATCCTCTACGTCATCCCCCAGTCCCAGGCGCCCGGCGCGATCCCCACGCCCGCGCTCAAGAACCTCGTGCTCCAGCAGGTGACCGAGGTCTACCCCTGCACGCTCACGTTCCAGGTCAGCGTGCAGGACCCGGTCTACAAGACCGTCGACGTCGCCGCGCGCATCTTCCTGCGCCAAGGCTACGCGCCGAACGACGTGCGCGACCGCGTGCGCGCGAACCTCGCCGCGTACTTCCGCGTGAACGAGCCCGACGGCACGCCGAACCCACTCGTCGACTTCGGCTTCAACATCAAGGACGCCGAGGGCAACCCGGTCGGCGAGATCGCCTGGTCGGACATTTTCAACGTCATCCGCGACACGCCGGGCGTTCGGAAGATGGGCGACGCGCGTCTCGACCTGACGCTGAACGGCCTGCCTGCCGACGTGCGTCTCAACGTGCGCGAGTTCCCGGTTCTGCGGACCGTGACGCTGGTGAATGGCGACACGGGGGAGCTGCTCTGATGGCGATCCTCAACCCCAGCTTCGAAGATGCGGGCGCTCTCCCCGGCGAGGCCGAGCACTGGGCGCTCTCGGCGGTGACGAGCCTCGAGGAGATCGCGGGCTTCGGCACCGCGCCCGAGGACGCATGGGAGGACTTCGAGCGGTGGTTCGAGTTGCTCGACTCCATCGACGACGTGGTCGTCGTGCTCGCGTTCTTCGACAGCGCGCTCAAGGGCTACGAGGAGTTCGAGAGCGGCTGGGCCAACGTCGTCTACCTCTACGACCTGCCGCCCGCGCAGCTCGTCACCGCGACCTTCGACGGGCTCGCCGCCGAGGAGTGCGAGACGGGGTGGAGCAACGTCCCCTACGCGCGCGAGTGGGCCGACGTCACCGCCGCGACGGGGGTCTTCGACGGCGAGCCGCGCGAGGACTTCGAGGACCAGTGGCGCAGCAACCAGCTCTACGCCTGGACGTGGGCGGCCGTCACCTCGACCGCCGCGATGTTCGACGCGGCCGCGCAGGCAGTCGAGGACTTCAACAACGGGTGGACGCCCGCGACGACGCAGTGAGGAGCAAGCCATGGCCGAAGCAGACTGGACGTACCTCAACGACGGGCTCGACATCGCGACGGTGGATCGTGGCGTGACCGCGGGCATCGCGCGCCCACCGGGCGGCGGCAGCTTCCTCTACGCCTTCAACTCGCTCTCTGCCGTCGAGGGAGCGGTGGGCCTCTTCGCCAACCTCGCCAGCTTCGCTCCGATGGCCAAGGGCGGCTCCATTCGAGGCGTCGTGCAGCGTGGCCCGGGCGGCGGCCCCACCGGCTTCTCGCCGTTCTTGTTCCTCTGCTGCCAGGGCAACTCGGTCAACGACAGCGCGTACCTGCTCGGCCTCTCCGACGACGATCCGCACCGCATCGTGCTCCGCAAGGGAGCGGTGACGGTCGGCCTGCCCACGGCCGACGGGCCCGGCGTGCTGCTCAAGTCGGCGGCGTCGTTCGCGCAGGCGACGTGGCTCCACCTGCGCCTCGACGTCATCGTGAACACCAACGGCGACGTCGTCCTCAAGGTCTTCCAGAACGACCTCGCGCTGCACGCGCTCGGCACGCCGCCAGACTGGCAGCCCGTGTCCGGCATGGTGGAGTTCATCGACGACCACCTCGGCATCAACTCCGGCTCGCAGCCGCTCACGTCGGGGCGCGGCGGCTTCGGCTTCTCCGTGAAGGACGTCACGCGGCGCGCGTACTTCGACCACCTCGAGCTGTTCCGGCAGGTGTGAGCGATGGCGCTGACCGCGTTCACCAGCCGTCTCGGGCGCGGACAGGGGCGCCTCGCGACGCCGAAGGCGACGGGCGGTGACTACGCCTTCGTCCTCGGCGACGACGAGTCCGGGCGCCTCTTCGACCTCGCTCCCGGCGACCACGCCGAGGTCACGCAGCAGACGGACCTCACCGGCGTGATGCTGGTGCGCGTGCTCCTGCGGCTGCGCGTGCCCGCGTCGACCCCGCCGGGGCTCGCGTGGGAGGCCAGCATCATCGTCGATGGCACCAAGCTCGCGTTCATGCGCGCCAAGCCCGGCCGCGAACGACTCGTCACCGATCTCGCCGCGAACGTCTCGAAG